TGTTTCGGAGCTGTACTCACGATTCGTGACGATGGAAGACATGGTGCGCGGATATGAGGAGGCGAAGCGATTGCCCGAGACGCTCAAGACCTGGGTCAACACCGCGCTCGGTGAGCCCTACGAGGAGGAGGGCGAGTACTCGACCGATCCCGACAAGCTCCACGAGCGCCGCGAGACCTACGACCTGCCCGACGAGGCGCAGGTGATCACCATCGGCGTTGATATTCAGGGCGACCGCATGGAGGCCGAGAAGGTGGCGTGGTCCAAGACGATGGAGTCGTGGTCCGTCGACTACCAGATCTTCCTCGGCGACCCTCGGGTGCAGTTCGGCGAGTCCGGCTCACCGTGGGACAAGCTACAGGCGTTCATCGAGACGCCGGTGGTCCGCGCCGACGGGACATCGCTGCGCACGCACGCGACCTGTATCGACGCGAACTTCCTCTCCGATGAGGCCTATCGATATTGCCGGCGCCGGTGGCAGCGGCACATCTACGCGGTGCGCGGCGTGGGTGGCATGGGCAAGCCTGCGATCATCTCCATGAGCTACTCGGAGAACCGGAAAGACCGCAGCGCGAACCGGTGCCGGGTGTACAACTTGGGGGTTGATGCTATCAAGTCGCGCATCTATTCGCGGCTGAGCATCACCGAGCACGGCCCGGGGTTCTGCCACTTCCCGGACCACTACGAGCTGAAGTATTTCGATGGTCTGACGGCGGAGAAGGCGGTGAGGTCAATCCGCCGAACCGGGCAGCCGCGCATCGAATGGATCCAGATCCGCGAGCGCAATGAGCCCTGCGACTGCCGGGCGTATGCCATCGCGGCGCTGGAGATCCGGGCGCCGGGCTGGGCCAGGATCGCGCGGTCATTAAAATTGGCGAAACCGCCCGAGAACACCGAGGACGGGACGCCAAACTTAGCGGAGCCGGACACCTTGAAACCCGCGGCCCGGGCGAAAAAACGCCGCCGGACGGGCAGCTATGCGACGTCACACAGACTTTAGGAGTGATCTAATGGCCAAGCGCACACGGCCCGCACAATCGCAAGACCAGGAGAAACCGCCAGCCGCCGCTGACTACGATGTGGCTGCGCCAGCAAAAGCCCCGGCCGACCGGACCAGCGCAGCGCGTACGAATCGGCACCGCCGCCCCGTCCCGGGCCGTGGTGGGCGCACGCTCAAGCGAGGTTAGCTAGATGGCCGCAGACGTCCCGACCCGGGAGCCCGCCGCGGTGACCGCGGGAGATACTTTCAAGTTCACCCGGTCCGAGCCTGACTTTCTGCCGGCGGACTCGTGGGTGCTGACCTATGAGATCGTCAAGGGCGACGTGCAACTGACGACCATCACCGCGACCGATAACGGCGACGGGACTCATCTGGTCAACGTCCTCCCGACCGTCACCGATGACTGGCAGCCCGGCGTCTATCGCTGGCAGGCGCTTGTCACCAAGTCGACCGACCGGTTCCAGGTGGGGCGAGGCCAGCTTGAGGTCCGGACGAACTTTGCCAATGAGGAGGCCGGGTTCGACGGGCGCAGCCACGCAGCGAGGATGCTCGACGCCATCGAGTCGCTGCTGGAGGGCAAGGCGAACCGGGACGCGCAGAGTTACTCGGTCGCGGGCCGGTCGCTCACCCGGATGACATGGCAGGAGCTGCGCGAGGTCCGCGGATCGTATCGGGCCGAGGTGGCGGCTGAGATTGCGAAGCTCAATCGCGACGAGGGCCGGGGCACCGGTCGCAAAGTAAGGGCGGCGTTCACGTCATGAAACTCATCAAGCGGATGCGTCGAGGGATGCGCCGGCTGCGGCAGAAGCGGGAGTGGGCGGCTGCGAAGTCGAGCATTCTCAATTCGGGCTGGGCGACGTGGAGTCGGTTGCCGCGGATCGATATCCGGTTTGGCCTCAAGACATTGATAGCCAGGTCGCGAACCGAGGCGCAGAACAACGACCACGCCAAACACTTCCTGCGACTGGTCAAGAACAACGTCATGGGCAAGGACGGGGTCAGGTTCCAGGCCCGGGTCAAGAACCGTCGCGGCGAGCCCGATGACGCGGTGAATACTGCCATCGAGGAGTCGTGGCGTGATTGGGGTAAGCCTGGGATCTGCGAGGTCTCCGGCCAGCTATCGTGGCGTGACTATCAGCGCTCGGCGATCGAGACCGTCGCGCGGGACGGCGCCAGCCTCACCCGGGTGTTTCGGGCTTGGCCTGACAATCGCTGGAAGTTTGCGCTCCAACATATCGACGTGACCTTGCTCGACGTCGACCATAACGAGGTGCTGGGCGATGACCGCGAGATCATCATGGGCATCGAGGTTAACAAGTTTCACCGGCCGGTAGCCTATCACCTTCTGGAAGATCCGCGCGGCCCGGGTGAGCTGGGGATCAGAACCAAGTCCCGGGTCCGGATACCGGCCGAGGAGATCATTCACATCCACCTCCCGGAGTGGGTCGACCAGGGGCGCGGCGTTCCGTGGATGTCAACGGCGCTACAGCGCGCGCACATGCTCTCAGGGTACGAGGATGCCGAGGTCGTCGCGGCGCGGGCAGCATCGGCGAAGATGGGGTTCTACGAGCGCTCGGTCGATGCGGCCGATGAGTTCGTCGGGGATGGCCAGGACGGCGAGGGCAACCCGATCCAGGAGTTCGAGCCCGGCGTGAACGAGGTGCTGCCGCAAGGCTGGAGCTATAACCTCTCGAACCCCACGCACCCGACGACCCAGTACGGGGACTTTGTGAAGTCCATGCTCCGCGGTATCGCCTCGGGGCTGGGCGTCAATTACAACACGCTCGCCAACGATCTGGAGGGCGTCAACTTCACTTCGCTGCGCCAGGGTGCGCTGACCGACCGCGACCTGTGGATGATGTTGCAGGACTGGATCGTCGAGGTCTTCCACGAGCGCGTCTATCGTGAATGGCTGACGTCGTCGCTGTTCGCCGGTGCCATCGTGCGGCCCGACAACTCACCGCTCTCGGCGACCCGCGCGCAGGAGTTCCAGCGCGTCGTGTGGCAGCCGCGCCGGTGGCAGTGGGTCGACCCGCTGAAAGAGGTCAACGCACAGAAGGAAGCGCACAACCTGCGGGTGCGTAGCCTGTCGAGCTTTATCCGCGAGGGCGGGGACGATCCCGACGAGGTCTGGGCGGAGATGGCTGCCGAGCGGGCGAAGCTAGAAGCGCTCGGGATACCGCTGCCGGAGGCCGCCGGCGCGACGATGATAATGGAAGTACCAGAGGACCAAGCCAATGCCGGATAAACCGACGGAGCCGAGGATAGGACAACGAGGCGTTTACGCTGCGCCCAATGTCGAAATCCGTGCTATCGACGAAGCTGAACGCACCGTCGAGCTTGCGTTCTCATCCGAGGAACCGATAGAGCGATTCTTCGGAATCGAAATACTTGACCATTCCGAAGGAGCTGCGCGACTCGAACGCCTGAACAATGGCGGGGCCGTGCTCATCGACCACCGAGCGAGTATCCGGGACCAGATAGCGGTCATCCAGGTAGCGAGCATTGGTGACGATAGAGTGGGCCGCGCTACCGTCAGGTTCCGGGAAAGCGCGCTTGCCGAGGAAGTCTTCCGCGACGTGATTGGACCGGCCCAACTGAGCAAGATCTCGGTCGGGTTCCTGATCCACGCCGAGGAGATTATCCGCGGGGAGGCCAATGCTCCGGACACCTTCAGGATTACCGACTGGGAACCCCTGGAGCTTTCATTCGTTGCGATCCCGGCTGACGATTCGGTCGGCGTGGGGCGCGACATCAACCATCAGGTGGACGATATGCCAGACGACAACAAGCCCGATGCGGTTGCGGACGACACCAAGAGTGTCGCCACCGATACCGCGACGGTGACCCAGCGAGACATCGACGACGCGGTGCGCGTCCTTCCTTTAAGCACGACCGTTACGGTCAACGAGCCGAAGCCGATGAGCACCGAGCAGCGCGCCCAGCACGACCGGGACATCCGTACGCTCGGTGAGCAGTATGGCGAGGCCGAAGCGGCCGAGGAGTATGTATCCCTCGGTGCGACGGTCGAGCGGTTCCAGCAGTTGCTTTTGAAGAAGCGCGAGAACCATCACGGATCGGTCCCGAGTTCGGCTCCACGGGCAGCCATCACCGGCGGCGTGGGGACCTACAGCCCGCAGAGCCTGCGGCATTTCGGCGGCGACGAGCAACGGGCGTATCGGGCCGGCATGTGGGCTCGGGCCGTGGTCTACCAGGACGGGCGGGCTGCTCGCTGGTGCAATGACCATGACCTCAACATGCGGGCACTGTCCGAGGGGGTACTCACCGCGGGCGGTGCGTTGGTGCCGGACGAGATGGCGGCGAGCATCATCGACTTACGCGAGCAGTTCGGCGCGATGCGTCGGCTCGCTCGTGTGGTGCCGATGGGCAGCGATACGCTGCTGATGCCTCGGCGGACCGGGAGCGGCTCGGCTGCCTGGACGGGTGAAAATACGACCATCACCCAGGGCAACGCGACGTTCGACCAGGTGCAGCTCGTGGCCAAGAAGCTGGCGGGGCTGACGTTGATCTCGACGGAGCTTGCCGAGGACGCAGTGATCGACGTGGCGGCGTATCTGGCCGAGGACTTCGCGCAAGTGTTTGCGGAGTCGGAGGATGATGCGTGGCTCAATGGTGACGGGACCTCGACCTATGGAGGCATCACCGGGATCCGGGTCAAGATCATCGACGGCACGCACACCGCGGGCGCAGTCGATGCGGCATCCGGAATCGATACGCTGGCGGAGATCACCGCAGCGGACCTCGATAGTGTGGTGGCGGTGCTGCCGGCCTTCGCGCTCACCAACACGCAATGGCTCGGCAGCTCGCCGGCTAACGCGCTGGTGTTCCAGGCGTTGGCCGCCGCGAGCGGTGGGACGACCATGACGGAGCGTGGTGGGCTCAGGGTGTCGGCTTACGCCGGCTGGCCGATTCAGGTCAGCCAGAAGATGCCGACCTCAACGGGTGACCTCTCGAATGTCGCCATGATTCTGGTCGGCGACTTCTCCCGGGCATCCACCGTCGGCGACCGCCGGGGCTTTCGGGTCCAGATACTTACCGAGCGCTATGCTGATCAGGACTCCATCGGGGTCAAGGTCACAGAGCGGATCGACATCGTCAACCACGACCTCGGTGACAATACCACCGCCGGTCCGGTGGCGGCATTGGTCGGCGAGTAATCGCCATCACCCTTTTGGCATAAACAGGAGAACATTATGACTGTGCCAGCAATCAAGTCGACGGTGATGATCGATCAGGCGTCGACGACTAACGCGGCCACCGCGGCCGGCAATGTCGACACCATCGGGTTCGATTTTTGCACCATTCTCACCACGATGGCGACCAGCAGCGCCGTCACCAACAACCCGACGGTTTTCAACTTGCTGGAGTCCGACGATACGGTGGTCACCAACTTCGCGACCATCTCGGGCTTTGTCGGAGATACCGACTGGACCATTCCCGCCGCCGTCACTACCGGCGGCTGGACGGTCCAGATGAACGTTGACACTCGTGCGAGAAAGCGTTATCTACGGCTGAACATCTCACCGCTTACCACGCAAGTCATCACTTCGGTGGCGAGCCTGGGGCGTGGCGAGGAGAGCCCGAACGACGCGACCAGTGCAGGAGTCGATGCAGTCGTCTCGGGTTAATAACTAGGAGGACGCGCGCGCCTCCATTCGGGGGCGCGCTACTTTATGCAAATCGAGATCACTCGGGCGCGGACCAATGATGCCAGCCGGTGGTTATCGAAAAAGGTCCGCTCTATTCACTCTCAATGGGGTGAGGATGGGATCATTTATGCATTGGGAGAATTGTTCGACTTCATCCCCTGGTGCGTCGAGTTCGGAGCTTACGATGGGGAGCACTGCTCGAACACGCTGAATCTAATCAATGCTCACGACTGGCAAGCGGTGCTTATCGAGGGCGACGAGGAACAGGCGAACTCACTGCGAGCGCTGCATCACGGCAGGCAACGGGTAAGGACCCTCTGGGATACCGTCGAGCCGGGGAACCTGGGCGACATCCTGGGAAGGACCAAGCTGCCGACACGATTCGGGATCTTGTCGATCGATGTCGACGGACTCGACTACCACATCTGGCGCGACCTTGAGGACTACGAGCCACAGTTGGTCGTGATCGAGTTCAATCCAAGCGTGCCGAACAACATCCTTTTCGTTCAGGATGAGGACCGGAGGATCCAGGCGGGGTGTTCGTTGCGGGCGCTGATTGAGCTTGGCAAGACGAAGGGCTACGAGCTAGTGGCGACCACGCCGACCAATGCTTTCTTTGTCGAGAAACGATATTTTGAGAAATGCCTCATCGCCGATAATTCAATCGACGCGATGCACACGCCTGGGGACTATGAGCTGTTCGTGTTCCAGACCTATGACGGGTGCTTGGTCGGGGCCGGGTGCATGGGTTTGATCTGGCACAACATGGAGATCCATCAAGAGGACATCCAGCCGCTACCGTTTGAGCTTAGGAAATATCCGTTTGCCTAAGCTGAACCTCGGCTCCGGTGCCATCGAGATGGCGGACTGGATCAATATCGACCGCAAGACCGGCGGCGAGGTGTACCCGCTCAAAGCGTTCCCGGCCGGCTACGTTGACGAGATCCGCGCCAGCCACGTGCTGGAGCACATCAGCCACCGGCTGACCGGTGACGTGCTCGCCGACTGGGTGCGGGCGCTTAAGCCTGGCGGATTGCTCAGAATCGCGGTCCCTGACCTGGAGGTCATCTCCCGGCAGTATCTCGCCGGCGCCGAGATCCCGATCCAGGGCTACATCATGGGTGGCCACGTCGACGACGACGACCACCACCAGGCGGTCTTCGACGACGAGGCACTGGGCGATGCCCTCCGGGCCGCCGGCCTGGTCGGGATCTCCCACTGGACCAGCGAGCTGGATGATGCCGCCTCGCTGCCGATCAGTCTGAACCTGCAGGGGTATAAGCCCCTGGAGGCGTTCCCGCCCGTGGCGGCGGTCATGAGCCTCCCACGGCTCGCTTTCACGGATAACTTCTTCTGCGCTTTCGAGGCGTTCGCCCGGCTCGGGATCAGCCTGCGAAAATTTACGGGCGCATTCTGGGGCCAATGCCTGACCCGGGCGATCGAGGAGACGCTGGCGGCCCGTGAGTTCAAGTATCTGCTCGCGGTGGACTACGACAGCCTATACACCATGAACGACGTTCAGGCACTGATCTCGGCCGCTGAGCGGCATCCGGAGGCCGATGCCATAGCGCCGTTGCAGGCCAGCCGGTCAAAGGGCGGGCCGCTGATGACGATCCGGGGCGAAGACGGCATCAACCAGGCACAGATTGAGCGGGACTATTTCCTGCCCGAGCTGTCGCCGGTGACCACCGCCCACTTCGGGCTCACCCTGATCCGGGTGGCGGCTCTGCGGGACGTGCTACCGCCGTGGTTCCTCGGGACGCCAGATCCGGATGGGCGGTGGAGCGACGCCCGGTGTGATGAAGATATCCACTTCTGGCGGCAGTGGGAGAAGGCCGGCAAGACCTTGTATCTGGCCAACCGGGTGCCGATCGGGCATGCGGAACTCATGATCCGGTGGCCGGACCGGAACCTGGAAGTGACGTATCAGCATCCGAGTGACTTCTGGAAGACGGGCAAGCCGGGGAATATTTGGAGGTGACATGATCACAGACTACGAGCACCGCGCCATCAAGCCGCGGGTCGGCATTGGTAAAGAGCCGGTACGGATCACCAAATCAATCCCGGGGCACCCGCTGGGCACCATCAGGTATCCGACGAAGTCGATCCGCGAGCGCTGGCTGAAAATGGGCGTTGCGGAGCCGGTCAAGCCGATACGGAAGGGCCGTGCAAAAGCATCCGCTTGAGACCGAGGACGATCGGCGCGGGTTCCTGCTTGACTGGGACTGTGCGTTCATTGACGGCATCGAGTACCCGTGTTTATTCGACCGGCCGAGCGATGATCTGCTGGAGGTCACCGGAGATCTTCCGACGGTGGTGATGACGGACGAGGATGTGATCGCGGCCGGTGTGGTGATCGACACCAGCATCGATCGCATTGACCAGTTCACGGGATTCAGCGCCCGGGCCGCGAGCGGTGCGCGGGCGATACTGGCTTTCAAGGTCAAGGAGATCCAGCCCGATGGCAGCGGTCACACGACGCTGGTGCTGGAGGAGCAATAGTGGCCCACATTCGCCAGAGCATCCGGGACGCGGTCGTCACCGCCTTGACCGGCCTCACCACGACCGCGACTCGGGTCGAGCGCTCTCGGGTCTACGATGTAGCCAGCCTCCCGTCGTTGTCCATCTATACGCTGGAGGATGCGCTAGAAGAGGATTCCGAGACCTTTAGCGACGACCAGTTCCGCCGCATCGCGTTGACCGTCGAGGCGCGCGCCAAGGCGACGGCGAACGTAGACACCACGCTCGACACCATCGACTCCGAGGTCTCGGTGGCTTTGTACGGTGACGCCGCACTTGCGTTGCTGATCAAGGATATCCGGTGGACGGGTGCGTCCATCGAGTTCGAGCAGCAGGAGCAGCCGATCGGGCTGAACACCATCACGTTCGACATCCTGTATCGGACCGACGCGACGAATCCGACGGCTGCGCTGGCCTGATGGCGGCGGCCGGGTTCTCGATTGACGTCAAGGGCGACGTCAAGCGGATCACGCGCGACCTTAAGCGGGTGCAACGTAAGATCGTCCCCAAGGCCGCGGCAAAGGCACTGAACCGGACGAACCGCGGGATCAAGACTGACGCCACGAAAGCGCTGTCATCTGAACTGAACATCAAGCCGCAGAAGCGGGTCCGGCGGCGGTTGTTGTTGCCGCGCGGGCTGCGTGCTACGCCGAAGAGGCTGGTCACGGGCGGGCTGCGATTGTTTAGGTTCGTCCCCGCGGTGTGGCTGGTCGGCAAGGGAAAGCGAGCGCTCAAGTCGTCGACCGGTCCTAACCGGTTCATCGCTGAGATGGAGTCCGGGCACGTCGGGTTGTTCTCGCGCAAGCCGGGGTCCAAGCATCGTAAGGTTGGCGGCGTGTGGCAGCCGGAACTGAAGATCACACAAATCATCGAAAACGTCGAACGTCGGGCGGTCGAAATTCACAATCGCGTTGTCGCAAAAGCCGGGCGCGTAAGGTGGCCAAGAGAATTTCAGGCGGCGATCGACTTCCGCAAGCGATAAAGAGGAACACGAATGGCTACGCATATTGGTAAGGAAGGCAACGTAAAGGTCGGCGTGAACACGATCGCCGAGGTCACTGATTGGTCTCTGGATCAGACTGCCGACCCCGTCGAGGATAGCGAGCTGACTGACGAGTGGAAGACGTTTAAGTCTGGCACGGACTTGGTCAAAGAATTCACCGGGACCATCACCGCTTGGTATGACGAGACCGACACGAACGGCCAGGTCGCGCTGACTGTCGGCGCGTCATTCTCGTTCGACCTCCGCCCGGAGGGTGACACGACTGGTGACGAGAAATTGACCGGCACGGCGATCGTCGGGAGTATCGCGATGGGCGCAACTCGTGGCGCTATCATCACCCGCACGTTCTCGTTCCAAGGCTCTGGCGCGCTCACCATCGGCACGGTTGCCTGATGTCGGAGGTCATGGACCGGATCCGCAGGGGGTCCAAGGAGCAGACCCGGATCGAGGTGCCGGAGTGGGGCGCCGAGGATGAACCGTTCGTGATCTACGCGCGGCCGTGGACGCTTAAGGATTCCGCGGCCATCGCACACGTGTCCGATGGTCCGCAGTCGTTCGTCGAGATCCTGATCCGCAAGGCAATGACCGAGGGCGGGGATCCTGTCTTCAATCGTGAGGACAAGCTGGATCTCATGGCGTGCGGATCTGCGTCGGTCGTGATGCGTGTCGCTATGGCGATCCACGACCACGCAACGGTCGAGGACCACTTGGGAAACTGACCGACGATCCGGAGCGGCTCCAGCTCATGCAGCTTTGCGATCGTCAAAACAAGATGCAGTGGGAACTTGAGGAGATGACCGCCTCGGAGTTCAACGAGTGGTGTGCATACGTACAGATGATCGGGGCAAGCGATGGCCAGAGCGACAGCTAAATATACGATCACCGCAGAAGACAAAAGCGCGAGGGCGGTAAACTCGTTCAAGCGAAATATCGCCAGGGCGACGGGCGGCATCGGTGCATTCAAAGGCGCGATCCTCGGTGCCATTGGTGTCGGCGGGCTGGGCGCGATGCTGAAGTCGGCGATCAACACCGGCGACCAGATCCAGAAGCTCAATTTGCAGCTCGGGCTATCGACCGAGTTCCTGTCGGAGATGAAGTTCGCAGCCGAGCAATCCGGGCTGACGATGGGCGACCTGGAGACCAGCATTCGGCGGATGCAGAAGTCTATCGCCGATGCCGGCGCCGGGCTGTCGACTGCGACTCGCGCGCTGGACGCCATCGGCCTTTCGGTCGAAGGGCTCCGCAAGCTGAAGCCGGATGATCAATTCCTGGTCATAGCCGAGGCCATATCGAAAATCGACGACCAGTCGCTGAAGACCCAGGTGTCGATGGACTTGCTGGGCAGGGCGGGCGCCAAGGTCGGGCAGTTGTTCGCGGGCGGTGCGGAAGGCGTAGCGGAGCTGCGCCGGCAGGCGCGAGAACTCGGGTTGTCCATCAGCGGCCAGACGGCTGACGACATGGCGGGGTTTAACGATTCCCTGAACCGGCTCAAGAGTTCGTTCCTGGGGCTCGCGATAGCACTCACCAAGGACTTGGCGGGACCGCTGACGAGCTTTGTGGACAGTATAACGACGCGAGTGATCCCGGGAATCAATGCTGCGATCGAACCGTTCCGAATCTTGGGCATCGTGCTCGGCGCAATCGGCGAGCAGATCTCGGCATTGAAACAAGGTAATTTCCTGGAGGCGTTGCAGATCAACAAAGCTGCGACCAATAGGATCACGTCGATACTCTCGGGCACCAGCGGCCGAGGCCGGGCGCAGACCGAAGACGTTTCCGGCGCCGTTGCTCGCGGTGTGGCGCGGCGGCGGGCTGCGCGTGAACAGGCGCCGGAGGATCTCCGCGCTGGGTTCTCCGGCAAAAAGGGTGATGCCGGGATCCTCAAGGATGCGATCGAATTGCTGAAGGGGTCAAAGTCCAAAGATGATATCGCGCTCCAGAAGAAGATGGTCGACATTCTCACGTTGATACAAACCAACACGAAAGACGCAACGGCTAAGGCGGGCTGATGGCAGGCAAGGCGTTCCGCCGCGATGGCGCGATACTCAGCGAGACCGATGATGGATACGAGGAGATCGTCACCTATGACGTGCCGGGCTCCGCGCTGACGAACGACAAGACGCGGCTACTGTTCGAGGCATCGATTGCACCCGGCATCCCGCGGTTCGGTGCGCCGCATCCGGTCATCCCGGGGCTCAAGGTCGTGGGCACCCGGGTTGCACCCGAGGGCGCCGGCGGTGCGACAGTCACCGTCACTTACCGAAAGCCGACGCAGAACGAGGACCCGGGCTCGAACACCAGCGGGGGTACGGTCGAGTTCGGCGCGGGGATATTCACCGAGGAGGTCGCGAGCGATATCAGCGGCGACCTGATGGTCGTCAACTGGCGCGGCCCGCATTCGGATATCAGCTTCGGCGCCGGCGACAACATCATCACGGGCACCGAGGTGCTCCGGGCGACCGTGAGGCGGCCCGAGATTGTCGGGACCGTCACCCGTACCGAGCCGACTATCCCGGCCGATAAGATCCTGACGTTCCCGGGCAAAATGAACTCCATCCCGTGGAGCCAGAGCGCGGCCAAGACGTGGCTATGCCTGCCGATACGTGCGACGACCGACGAGCGCACCGGCAAGGTACGGGTCAGATACGAGTTTGCGTACAACTCCGAGACCTGGGACTTCAAGGGCGTGTTCGACTTCAACGGCGTCATCCCGAAGTCGGCAGCGCTGAATAACGGCATCGCGTTTTTCAAGGTCTACGAGGCGATCGACTTCAACCGGCTCGGGGTCGCGTTGCTGTAATGGCGGGCTCTCAATCGCTGCCGCGGCTACGCAAGGGCGACCCGCTGACGGCTAGGTTCCAGAATGACCAGTCCGATGTCATCGATGCCGTCGCCGAGGTGGTCATCCCGCCTCAGAAGGTCCGGGCCGGGCGGGAGCTACAGGAGACGCAGCCGGAGTCGACCGCTGCGTTCGAGTCGTTCACGCTGGTCTCGGTCAGCTCGAACACCGTGACGGCTACGAGTAAATCAACCGGGTTCCGCGCCATCGTCGCGAAGCCGTACAAGCTCCGGGGCGATGCGACGAGCCGCACGGTGAGCGGCGAGGCGCAGGTGATCGTTCCGGCCTATGTGGTCGGCGACATCATCTTCGCCGCCAGGAACATCGCAGGCGGGACCGGGATCTTCGGGGTCAATCTTCAGGACATCAACGCAGACGGTCGCGCGTGGGCCGAGGACGCATAAATGGCGAACAAATATTGGCTGGGCACTGCGGACGCCGTCGCCCAGGTCGCGACCGGCTCGATCGATACGGTCGACGGGACGCCGGCCAACAACACTTTTACGGTCACGATCGGCGGGGTCGCAATCTCCGCGGTCGGCGATACCGATGTCGCGACGACGGCGACCAACCTCCGGGCGTCGCTCAACGCTTCGACCCATCCGTACTTTGAAGCCATCACGTGGTCGGGGGCCACCGGCGACATCATAGGCACCGCGGACACAGCCGGGGCGCCGTTCATAGCGGCGTTGACCGAGACCGGGGCGGGTACCGGTAGCGTGACCGACTTCGCGGCGACCACTGCCAGCGCGGGGCCGAACGATTGGTCGACGGCGGACAACTGGTCCGATGGGGCTGTGCCGGGAGCGGCGGACAACGTGACGATCTCCGAGTCGTCGGTCAGCATCGCGTGGGGGCTTGACCAGAACGCGGTCGACCTAACGTCGTTGACCGTGCTCGATTCGTTCACCGGCAAGATTGGCCTCGACCGGACCCAGTTCGCGACGGCGGCCGATGCGGCTACGTTCTCGACCGTGGCCAAAGCTGAGTACCGCGAGGACTACCTGATCATCGGATCGGACCTGGGGAACCTCGGGCAGAATCTGGGGCCAAGCTCGGGCGCCGGCAGCGGTCGCATCAAGTGGAAGAACGACAAGGCGGGCGCCGCGGACATCATCGTTCACAAGACGTCCACCGCCTCGACCGAGACCGGGCTGCCCGCGATCCGGCTGCTGGCCGCGAATGCGAATATCGACCTGTGGATCCGGGACGCCCAGGCCGGGGTCGGGGTCGCGATGGATGAGCCCGACGAGACGTCGACCTTCGGCACCATCTCCATATCGGCCGAGAATTCGACCACACGGGTGTTCGTCTCCGATGGGGTGACCTACACCACCTACACGCAGAGCGGCGGCGACAACATCATCTCGTCGGCTGGGACGCCAACGACGGTCGAGGTCAATGGCGGCAAGCTGGTGCTGGAGGCGGATTTCGCGGTGACGACGATGGAGGTCAACGCCGGGGAGGTCATCGCGAACAACGTCAAGACCTCAGCGGTCGAGTTCGCGACGATCAATCAAAACGGCGGGATTGTCGACTTCAGCAAGTCCAACCGGCCGCGCGTGGTGACGACGTACAACCTCGACGAGGGCACGTTGATATCCGATGACGCCGTTCTGACCATCACCACGCTGGACCAGCCCGCCGGACTGACCACGCTTACGGCTTCGTGAGCATAGCCAACGACGCTTTCGGGCAGTCCGCCCAGGGTGCGTTTATCGAGTCGGCTCAGGGGGCTC